TAAGTCAGATAAGTTTGAAGCCTTTGCTACTTTAGCATCTAATTGAGTTTGAGCATTAGAAGATAGAGTATTAATAAATTGAAACTCTGCATTTGTAACAGATCCATCAGCAACCTTTGTAGCATCAATCCCTGTACCTATTTGTGAGTTAGAGACAGTTCCTGTTAAGGCACTTGCTGGATAACTAGTTGCGTCTTGTAAATCAAAAGCTGGAGTTGCGTCAGTACCACCAAGAGCTAGAGATACCCCACCATAACTCACAGTAGAGTTAGTGAGGCTAGAGTTTGCTATGTTTGATAAAGTGTTAGATGAACCACTAATAGTTTTATTAGTAAGTGTTTCTGTTCCAGCCTTTGTCGCTACAGTGGAGTCTATAGCAAAAGTAACATTATTGCCTGACGCTGTGCTATCGATACCTGTACCACCTAGTAAACCTAAAGTCTCAGAGTCTAGGTCTATCGCTATCGTAGAAGAACCATCACTAATATCTAAGTCAGATAATCCTACTTGTTGATCTACATAAGCCTTAATTGATTGTTGAGAAGCAACAGCAGTCGCACTGTCTGATGACATATCATCTTCATCTTTAAATGCAGTACCACTGATAGCTGTGTTAATAACAGGGCTAGTAAGTGTTTTGTTTGTAAGAGATTCAGATCCAGCTAATGTGGCAAAGTCATTATCAGATAATGCTGTATTAAATTGGGCAGTTGTTCCTGTAAGGGTGTTACTACCTAGCGAGATAGACTTATTCGATAAGGTGACTGTGCCTGAAGTGACAAATGCTTTTGTGGATTGTTGTGAAGGAGGAAGTATAGCACTATCACTTGCCATGTTATCTTCATCGACAACAGGATTAGCTGGATTTGTAAAAACCGAACCTACATAAACTGCAACTGTGGTATCACCTGAGTTTAGAGATCCACTATCAAAAGTAAAAGTTAAAGTTGTGTTCGGTGAGGAAAAAGAACTTGTTGCGATCTTACCAAAAATTGTACCTGTAGCACTACCAATTATCTTAACTCTACGACCAACATGATGTGTTGATGTGATATCTGATGCGACTGTAACTGATGATGCAGAAGCTCTAGTAAAGGTCGTTGTACCATCGCCATCACCTAATAAGAACCATTCTTTGTCGTTCCATACTGATCGGACATCTTTGAGTTGTTCTCTAATAGCGTTATTAACGTCAGAGGGAGACATACCCTCAGAGATATTAACTCCATTAATAGCTGTATTGCTACTAGCTGTTGTGCTGTAATTTGATACTGTCATCTTAATATTCCTCTATTCTTTAGTGCATCTCCTGATGCTCCACCTAGTAAACCTGAAGCTGTTGGTGTTATAGTGTTCATTCCTACTCTTGGAACTTGTAGTAAACCTCTCACAGCAGGTCTGCCAAAACCATAAGCTACTTCTGATGCTATTGTAGCAGGTGCGTATGCTAACGCTTTTATAGGATCAACTGATATGTTACCTGTAATCAATCGACTAGCTGTACCACTATCTGGAATAGCACCTCCCATAACATCATCTGCTAATTGTGCTGTGTCTTTTAAAAAACCCTCACCTCTCGCTGTAGATTTTTTTCCAATACTCATATCATTTTGTTTAAGAGCATTTAAAAATTGTTTTGTAGAGAAAATCCCCTGTGTTCCATTAGCTTTATTAACTGCCTTTTGTATAGCACTCATACCGACTTGAGATTTATTTATATTTGCAAGGTTTGATTCAGGGTTAAATGCTTTTAAGATACTACCTGCATCTTTTTTAGCATTGTCAATTAATCTAGCTAGAAAAATATCTCCACCTTGTGATCTTTTATAACTTGCTGATAACGCTGATAAATCTCTTTCTAATTCTTTAAAAGCAATACCACTCATACCTCCACCTTTTTCAGTTTTGGATTTTATAAGATTACCAATTTCTGCTAAAACTTTATTTTTATTAGCTGTGCTTGTGTTAGAAGTTCTAATAGATTGCGTAATTGTGTTTTTTAAAGAATTGACTGCACCACTATTTAAAGACACATTAGCTAATTCTTTATTGTAAGAGTTTTTCATAATATCGTCTGCATATTGAAATAACTCATTACCTTTTAAATTTTTTGGTATTAAAGAGTTGAACTGTTTATTAGACATTTTTCCCAATGCAGGTTCTAACGCTTCTTTTATTACAGCTCTGTTAAAATCAACTAAGGAATTTAATTTTGCAGTTTGTATTGGACTACCAACACCAACAAGAGAAGATGTAGATTGTTCTAGGTTTTGTATAACATTACCCATCACATTACCTTCACCACCAAATGCTTGACCTTGTGTTAGTCTAATATCTTTTTTCATTAGTTCTTCTGCTTTTGCTGTTGTTTTAGGTAAAATTTTTGCAGTAAGTCCACCTGTTATACCACCAATAGCACCACCTGCTACAGCACCAATGGCTTTACCTTCAACACCTTCACCTGCTCCTGCACCATAGATACCACCACTTATTGCACCAGTTTTCATAGCACTACCAACTTTACTTCCAGTAGTTGCACCTTTTGCTAATTTTCCAGCTCCTTGAACTGCTTTAACACCTAATCCACCAGCTATCATAGTTGGAACTGATCCAGCTATTTCTGCACCATAGGCTAATACAGGGTTGTCCTTTCTAAACTTATCTACTTTTGCTCTAACTTCATCAACTGCTTCCTTGTATGTTTTGTCTTTACCTATAGATTTAAAAACAGCTTCTATTTCATCAGCAAATCCAAATGTTAAACCTTGTGCTACAGCTCTTGTAACATTACCTGTTGTAGATGATTCGCCTACGTTGTCTGATCTAGTATTATTTTGTTCGCTAGGTTTATATTGATTTTTTATTTCTGCAATTTCTGCTAAAATCTCATCTCTAGTTGCCATTATTTTGTTTCTCTTTCAAAGTTTTAAAGTAAAGTTCTAAATCTTTTGGATCTGTTAATGTGGTATGATCAAATCCTAATATTTCTTCTAAGGTCATATCAGGAAAATTTTTATATCCTGTTTCAAACGCTACATCAGCACTCAATAGATCAATTTCTTCAGGTGAAAATTCTATACGATCTTTAGATTTATATCCTCTTGTTCCATACTCATTTTCAACTGCAATATTATGATCTTCTAAGTTTAAATCGTAGTTTGTTAATTTTTCGCCAAAAATATATGATATTGCTTCTTGTACTCTAAATTTGTTTTGTAGTGCATCTATATCACCACCTAGATACTCAATAATTCTTCTAGCATCTTGTTCAGTTAAAACACCACCACCAACTACTTCTTTTCGTGATGATCCAAGTAGTCCTTGTAGTTGTCCATTTGCTAATTGTAGTGCTAATTCTTCTTCGGTCATATTGTACTGTTTTGCTTTTGTGCTAAAAAATGTTTTCATTTTACCCATAAAACCATCAATAATTCTTTCATAACCTATGGAAGTTTTATCTTGAGTTTTTAAGAAATTTATCATTTTCTTTAACGATACTTCATCGTCATTTAAGTTGTTTCTAAGTTTTTTAAAGTTAGCAAATGACATAACTCCGTCCATTTGGTCGCCTACATTTCTTATGTCATAATCGCCAATAACATCTTGTAAATCTTGTTGAGGAACTCTAACTCCATTTATATCTGCATATAACATTCCACCAGATGAAAATAATCCATATTGATTTCCTTTTTTATCTCTAACTAAAGCTCTATATACAGGCTCTCTGTAGTTATCAGTTTTTGCTTTTTGTCTATTAATTTCATTATCAATTTTTTGTTGCTTTTGTTCCTTTGCATAATTGTATGCTTCAAACAATGTTCTTCCTGTGCTTGTAGGTGTTCCAACTTTAGGAGCAGATGCTTCTAAACCTTTCATAGCCATATCAAGAGCAAAATCAGTTTGTGTAAAATCTTTTAATATATCCATAAAACTTTTCTTTTTAGGAGTACCATCTTTGTTTGTATCTGTTGTAGGTGTACCTAATCCGTAACCATGAGTATAACTTCCCTCAGAAGCAGGTAAGGTTGGTCTGACAAAGTTTGAATTAACACCTGCATTGGCATTTGTATTATTTTGAGGGGTAGTAAACACAGAGTAAGGCGAGGTTCTTTGATTGTTTTGTGAAAAGTTATAAGTATATCCACCTTCTTTTGCAGGTGCGGATGGACTTAAAATTCCACCTGTGTTTTGTTCTACAATTTCTTCGTTTGAAAGCAAACCTTGTTGATTAGGATTTATAACACCTGTTGGTGTTTGTATGACTGTTTGTGCAGATTGTGCATTTTTATTTGTAGGATTAGAGTTAAATAATTGAAAACCCTCTTTGTTTGGATTAGCATCAAAAAAATCTAAAAAGGAATTACTATTTTGATTTTTAACTTGATTATTTTGATTACCATAAGTTGTTTTATTTCTTAATGCTAAAGCTACCATTATAAGAATCCTCCTAGTAATCCTCCACCAATCGCACCCATCATAGGACTAATAACACCACCTGATTTACCAGCAATATTCATACCTGCCATCGCACCACTTAGTAAACCACCTGCACGATCTCTAAATACTGGTTGTGTAGATATTTGATTTGTTGCATAGTTTGCACCTAAATTACCAAGATAATTTTCTAATTTTTGATATGGTTTTAATTGCTCATAATCGTATCTAGCAATAGCGTCTTGTAACTTTGCTTGTTCTAAACTTTCTTTTTCAGATCCAACTAATCCTAATTTTTGAATATCGTTATAATCCATTTCTCCAAGAGTAGGTGCTGTACTCATGGTATCGACCATGATGTCTCTTTCTCTATTATATTGATCTCCATAAACTTGATTAGCAAGATCACCTAATTCTCTTGTTAAGATTTCTTGATTTGCACCTGAACCAAATCTACCTGCTTTTGTAAATTGTGAATTAACTTTAGTTGTCACATCATCTGCCATTTGATTATACAATGCTTGTGTGTAAGGGTTAGATGTAGGACTTAAATAATCACCTGATAAAATACCACTAGCTTCTGTTTGTGATTGATTTAATAATGGATTTCCTGCTGTTGCTCTAGCTGTGGCTAAATCTAATGCTGTTTCTGTTTCAGGTGAAAAACCTGTATAAGTAGCATTAGGAAAATAGTTAGGCATAGATGACTCAAATAAGTCTTGGCTATAATCGATAGCTTGAGTTAGATATGGTCTAATAAATTCTGATGGTTCTTGTGATGCAGAACTTGATACGACTGATGATGGTGATGATCCTTTTGACATTTTATATTTCCTTATTTAGTAAGTATGCTTTGACACTAAATCCTTTCAATTTTCTTACCCAACCTTTACGCCCAGCGACTTCAAGTTGAGTACAGTTTTCTTGCTTTGCAAATTTTTCTATTACTTTTTGTATTCTTTCTAACCAGTTTTCTAGATTTGTACCTCCAGCGAGAAAGTATCGTAATACTTTTGACTGAGGGTATTGTGCTATTTCGGTTACAACAGCACTCTCGACTCTGTTATTGTTCCAACTAATAAATAGTTGCATACGATCATTAGCTATTCCGTACAGTATGTCTTGAATACTATAAGTTTCGTCTAATGCTTTTTCTAATAATGGAGCTACTTGACTCCATATAAATTCAACATCTTCACTAGGTACTCTAGTGACGACATTATCCAATGACACAGTATGATAAGTTTTGGTCTGTGTTTCCTGAACTTGCATGAGTTAGTGTGGCATTTCCATTGGCTCTAGCAGAAACATGTAAACTACCAAGAGCTGTCCTTGCATTTGCAGTAGTAGGCATAAACAAAATAACTGAGTTTCCACCTATTCTTGCGTCTGTAAGGGTTGTTGATGTAGCACTAGCGGTTAGTGTAATTGTTCCAGTGCTGTTAAGTTTACCATTGATTGTATTGTTCAATGATGTCGAAACTAATCGTAAATGTTGTCCTGTATCTGGTATGGATAAAGGTACTTGAGGAAACTGATTATCTGCCACCTTCAGGTCTCGCTTCTATATCTACACCTGACAAAGTGTTAAAGTTACCTGTCACATTTACCCTAATGCGATGATATCGAGATGTACTCCGTAAAGGACAAGTGCCAGTATCATTAGTGCTAGTAGCAGTGCCAGTTGTTGTGGTGTCAAGTTGTGATTGCCTCGTAATTGGTGTTACAGTAACTGATGTGTTTGTTGTTCCATCAACAATCGGTCTGCAATTAATTAGTGTTGATCGTTTACCCTCTGCACCTTCAAACTCTGTAGTGTCTATTGTTGCAGATAAACTGTTAGCAATAAACTTACCAAACTTGTTAGCAGAGTTAAAACCAGCTAGACCAACAACGCCTTCTCTATAAAAGTAAGAGTCAAGAGATCGTGGTAAATTATCTAAATCCCCTAACACATCTAAACTTTCTAAAGTGTTAAATGCTTCTTGTGAGGCACTAGCAATAAATTGTAAGTCTTGTCCGCTACCTGTACTCCATTTATCAACAGCATAGTTGTAAATTAATAATTTATTATTCGTAGTTCCAGTTGCTCCTGATCCACGATACGACCATACAACAATACTATTGTTAGGATCGACAGCAGAAGAAATACCATCTAGGTTAGATGACAAGTCATCAAAAAAGAAGTTATCAACTTTACCATTTCCAATGGGTGTTAGTTGCTGTCCACCAGTGAGTTTGTAAAAACCATCTTGTGCTAAAAAGAAAACCATGTTTCCGTAAGAAGCAACAGACTTAGGTGCAAATGCTCCAATGTTGTCTGCAATTTTATTAAACTGAAAGATTAACGGAGTACCTACATATTCCATTCTGTAGATAGCTTTCTCCATAAAGATCACACCAGCACTCTCACCACCTACAATGGCTTGAATATTACCATGTGATCCTACGATATCTTGGAAGCCAGATTGTGTTGCTTGGCTAGGTGTCCATGTAGAACTATCATTGATACCTGACCACTTTACTCGTTGGTTATAGGTTGTAGAGCTTTCTGTTGTATATCCAGCTACTACAAAGTCTCTAATCACTGCGATGTATTTAGCTTTTAATGATACAAGATCACTAAAGGCACTATCTACACCTTCTTCAAACTTTTGTATATTATCTGCAAAGTTTGTAGCAATAATGTTTGAGCCAAACTGTGTAAAAGCCCAAAAGTCTCTAGCGTTTTCTGTAGTAGAGTTGTTATAACCACCAGCTTTACTTTTATCTTGAAAGACTAGAGAGGAGTCCATCTGATATAATTTTGTAGCATCACCAGCATAATTCGTAGAACCACCAGCACTGAAACTTGTAAATAAACCTAACGCACTACCTGTTAATCCTGTACCACTTAATGCCTGAAAACCAGCTAGGCTTTTATAGCCTTTTGCTAAAGGCAAGACATTATCAACTACTAAAGCACCTGAGTTCTCGTAAGTAGGTAAGTCAGCTTGTAAATCGCCAAACTCAATCATCTATACCACCTGTGGTGTGGACATCTGTAAAGGAGAAGATGTAGTTGATCCTCTTGAAGAAGTTTCGTTAGCATTTTTCAATGCTTCTTTATACAGAGTTGCCCAAGTATTTATCCTTTCGTCTTGCATAATAAATGGTGCAGACTCTGCTAGTGAACCATATAAGTACAATTCAGGATAATTTGTTAATATTGTATTTGTTGTATTACTGTCTGATAACGAAGTTATATTTTTATAATAATTAATTTGTAATGTTGTTGCTGAGTCAGGTGCAACACCTAAAAGAATATTTGTACCGACAATAGTAAAATATGTAGGTTTGCCTCTACTTTGACTGACATTATACTTGTTGTAAAAATCACTGTTGTTTATAAATCTTAATGTGCAATAGGGATTACTTTGATAAATAACTGTTGTTGCTTCAAGATAACCTGTAGGCAGAGCATAACTTTGTGTACCAGCAACAGTTGTGATTGATGTATCAGTGTTTATCATTTCTCTTACTCGTAACTCTCTATTAAGTCTAGCCTCAGTTAAAGTGATAAAATCACCTAAGTATGCAGTGAGATCACTTCTATTAAGGTAGTTTGCAATAGTAGTTTTGAGATTGGAGTATGTGTCTAATGCCATTATAAGTTACCTGTATATATTCTAAAATGTCTGTTATCAGAGTCGTTTAACCATTTAAAAAATCTTGGTTTATCTAAGACTTTCCCAGCATAATTTAAAATTCCTCTTTTCGCTAATTGATGTACGACAATGTTTGGTAGTCTTGCAACACGATAACCTTTTTCATGCTCCATAACTTTAGATTTATAAGCACCTTCATTTTGTGCTACTTTATTAGCATCTAATATTTCTTTAACAGATACATTATCTTGATAGTTTTCAATATGAAATTTATTCTCTGCCTCATCTACAATTAAATTTGTTTTGACTGTTGATCCATCATTAGGATCATTAAGAGAGAATTTTTTTGCCATGTTACTTGATTGCTTTTGCTATCATCATGTCAATAGTGCCTTTAACTTCAAGTCCTTGATTTCCTGTTATGCTTAACATTGGATCATATTTTCTGTCACCCATTGAAGTTTGTTTAGATTGTTTTTTTGCTCCACCTCTTGATGTTGAGGAATCGGATTTTTTTGCATTAGAAACAACCTTAAATAACTTAGAAGAATGTTTTTTGTTTGTAAAAATTGCCATGTTTTCCTTTCTATAAAAAAGGGAGGGCATTAAAACCCTCCCAATCCTTTATCTACAATTATGCAGTTAAGTTAAATATTCCATAGTTAGCATTAGGAGCTTTAGCTGTTAAAGTCCACTCTGCTAATAATAGTTTCTTGTCTGAGTCACCAGTCTTTGCAAGATCAGTAGTTTGGAATGGTCTTAGGAAATCCACTGACCACATATCCATTTGTAGGATATCAACTCTGTTTGCGTTTTGGAAACGATCAGGAACAAAAGCTACTTCACCGAAATCAGATACATAAATGTCAGTAGTGCCGATTGATACTCTGTCACTCGCATCTTTGTATTTCGTAGCCACCCCAGCAAAAGCAGAAGCTAATTGCTTGTGTGATGGAGACATTAAAACTGTCTCAGGTTCTCCACCTAAAGAGAAAGACTGTAAAAGACCAGCTTTTAATAATGCCTCTGTATAGGTTCTGTTTGTACCACCAGCGATTGCTGTTGCACCTGTTCCTACTGGAACTGCTGAAGGTGATCCATTTTTAGAGTAGTTGTTAGTTGGTGATGCTGGTCCATACCATGTGCCTACAGATGCAGACTTTCTAGCAGTTGAAGCATTACCAGCTACTTTAGCTTGTTCAATGCCGACCATAGCGTTTTCCATGTCACGCTTGATCTCTTTACCCATCTTTGCAAGTTGATAAGCCATCTGTGTTGACATACCAGCATTATCTACTGCATCGTCAGTACCTGAAATGGTTACTGATTTTGCAGAAATTTGGGTGTAATTGTTGAGTCTGGAAGTTGCTCCACGAGCTTCTCCAGCGTAATCATCACCTTCTATTTGTGCGTTTACTGCTACATCAGCTAAACTATCTGTTTGCCATTCGTGCAGTGTGTTTGTTGCTGTACCTTTTGATGCGTTGCTCATAAAAGGAGTTTCAGTCGGTGAAATATTAAAAATTACATCAGCTAAATCTTCTCTTATAGAGTTTACACCATCATAGGTATCAAAAGTATTGGTTGGTTGTGCCATTACTTATTCCTTTCTATGTTGTTGTTATTGAGAATACAATTCTTGTAAAACAGAAACAGCGTCATTTACTTTTCCTGTCTTTCTAAGACTTGCTTTTTTAGATTTCAATCGCTTTGCAACTTCATTATCGTCTTGAACTTTAGCACTAGATGAACTGACGACCTTAGATACCTTTGTTACTTTTTTATTTTTCAGGTTAGCTTTCTTTAACTTATCGTAGCGATAAGCATTGGCTAACATAATAACGGATCTATGATCTACTAACATATTGATTTCTTGATCTGTAAAACCAATATCTTTGGCGTAATTTGTTAAATTTTTAACAAACTCTCTACCTTTTTCTTTGTCAGCATAGATAGGCAACTTCTCTGCAAGAAGTATTTTCTGTTGCTCAAGATAAACATTGTAATTTTTACTCTGTTCTTCTTGTTTTTCAGATCTTATTCTTTCTTGCTCTTTTATAGAAGCCTGTAGTAATTCTTTTCTGCGATCTTGTTCAGCTTTTGCTCTCACATATTCAGCAGGATCATCTCTGTAGAGTTGATCTAAATCTACACTATCTTCACTAGTTTGTAAGTGTTGAGATAAAACATGAAGTTGTTGTTCGTATTGATCTCTTTTGATTTTAGCCTCCTCGTTCTGCCTAGTGTATTCATTTTTTAATTCTTCTACACTTTTTCTGTCTTGCGATAGTTTTTCGGTTTTACGAGTATAATCACTTTGTCGAGAATAACCTTTCGTGAGTTCATCAAGGGTGACTTCTTGTTCTTGTCCATCGACAACAACTTTATAAAGTTCCTGACTAGTTTCAGATGGTTGTTCATCTTCAATTTGATCGATTAGTTCATCATCGTCAAAAGCATCTTCGATATTCGTTTCCGAGTCGCTTACCTCTTTTGTTGATTCTTCACTTGCTGTTTCCTGAGTCTTAGAGGCTTCTGTATTAAGTAAGTTCTTCAGGGCGTCAGCTACCTCTCCTTGTGAATTAAGAGGTTTGGGCGTTGGTGCAACAGATTCACTGGGATTGTCTGTTACAGAATCCATTACTGGTTGTTCTGCCATTTATATTTCTCCTGTTATTTTTTTACAATCTTGCCTGTTTCCATAACTGATTGTATTTGCATCAAGACAACTTCTAACATTCTTCTCATGACAAAGATGTTCTCTCGTTGTTCTGAATCTTTTGTGTCAGAGTTTAACCACTCAGTGTGTAACTCTGTTCTAACTTTTTGTACTGCTTCTACAAAGATAGGATTTTCTAATATGTCTTTTGCTTGTTGGCTTCTTTTAACTTCATTATCTGCCACGATTAAAACCACCTAGCTTTTGGTCAAAACCACTTACTCCTTGATTTGCTATATTTCTTGCAATATTTTTTGCAACTGCGGATTGATATGATGTGTTGTTTCTTGTGCCATCTGCATTTCTTAATGGACTACCAGTTATTGTTTGTCCTGAATTATCAGTAGTTATCTTTGCACCACTACTACTTGCATTTGACGCTCTCATTGTACCTGAAAGAGGATCATAAACTTGATTTCTTCTATTTTCAGCTTCTTGCATACTATTTAACAAGTCATTAACTGTGCTTCCTTGATTGCCTGTTACTGCAAGATTTCCCACTTTATCTAAATAATTTTGTGGCGAGTACATTCTTAAAGTATTATCACCAACCATAGTACCGAAAGCAAAAGGATTATTACCTTGACCATAAATTTTGTCGTTAGCAGTTT